CAGTGGCAATCTTTGCACTTAGACATTTTATTTACTATGAAATACTGTAGCTTCTATTACGTGTTCAGTAGTAAAATTACAGTAAACATCATTCTCAAATAGAATAGGTCCTGGAAAGTTTATAGTAATTCCACCTACAGCTGCAGGTGTCTTAACTTTAAATTTCAAAGCTCCACCAGATCCTCCGTCTCTTAAATGAAAATCACCAGACGCAGTACCACTATCTAGATAAACTCCAAAAACTCTTGTTCTTCCAGATCTAATTGTACCAGTTTCAGTTGTTTGCGCTGTTGCTGATATATCTTCTGCAGATCCAAATATATTTGCTGACATATAATCTCCTTTTAATTAGTGGGTCCGAAGACCCACATAATTATTAGATGTTGTTAATTAACTCTGAAGCGTTTCTGTTCTGAGTCGCAGTAATGTAATCTAATTTAGTTACTCTTTGACCAGATGCAGAAGCTGAAACAGAAGCAGCAAACATTTGCATATCATCAGTATTGATGTTTGCAGTATGTGTTGCAGCTAATGTTCTGTTTACAAAAAACTGTACGTTTTTTGCTCTATCAACTCTAAAACCTACAGTGTCATATGCACTATCAGTAATAGTGTATGCAGTGTACGAAGTTTGAGTTGTTCCAGATCCATTTCTAGTTACAAATCTATAGAATTGTTCACCGTTATTAGACTCAATAGAGATTCTATTTGCAGATCTCCATCCAGAAGTTCCAGTAAAAGTTTCTACCAAACCTGTTCCATAATCAGTTGCGTTTGCATCGTTGTTTTGTATTCTTGCTTCATACCAAACAACTGTTCCTGGGTTTGTAACAAATCCAGATGCATCAGTTACTTCTGCTACAGCTTGAAAAGTATTAGCAGTTTTAACAAGAGCTAAACCATTATTATCTGTTGTATTAGCTGAAGTTAAAGTTACTGCTCCGCCTACTTCATTAGATATACCAGCTGCTGCACCACCATCCGCAATAGATGTTGACCATTCTGCTGAAGGTAAAGTGTTATAAATAAAATCATCTTTATAACAAATGTAATTTGGATTATTGTCTACTGGTAAATCCTTAAACCATTTTGTATTGTTAGCTAATCCAGCAAACATTACTGGATTTCTAAAGTGTGTTCCTGCCATTTTATTCTCCTAGTTAGTGTGAATATAGTCTCTAGGCCGTCGACTATACGCGTCTATATTCAACATTAATAATTGTATAGTAAAAATAATATACAAAAAAAAAGGGGCGAAGTAAATACTCCGCCCCTTCTCGAATCTATGTTAGATTAATATTAAGATCCTGAAGAACCAAATACACATCTAGGGTCTGAGAATCCAAAAGAATATCTCTCTCTAGCTTTGTATCTGACGTTTCCAGTATCAAAATCGCCTTCCATAGCAGTTCTTAGTGGTGATCTGACGAAATGCTTAAAGCCATTAGGTGCATCAGTGATGATAAAGAAAGCATTAGTATCATTTAAGAAATGATTGACTCTGTAGCCTTCTGGAATCATATTCATGTTATTAAGGGCGTTAATGTCATTGTCAGCCGTACTAACTCTTAATGGAGATTTTAAGATTCTCTCAGCAGTAAACTGTAATTCTTTTGGAATTATAAGTTTTCTACCTTGAAGAGCGATTCTTAATCCTCTCTCATCAATGAAAGCAGCAATTTTAATAAGTGCATCTTCTAATGAAGTTTCACTTAAATCTGCTTGAGTTGTGAACGTGTTCACTAGGTTAACACCAGAAACAGTTGGGTGAGTTGTACTACAAAGTGGTACACCGTCTCCTCCGAGTTGAGTTGTACTAAACGCACTGTTTAATATCTCAGCTCCTTTAACTTGTTTTGTGTTAGCCATTGAACGTGCTAACGCTCTTGCGTATCTATTACCAAGTCTGTCGTACAGATTATCTTCAATTGCTTCCTCAGTAATTGCGAATGCTAGTGCAACTGTTTGGTGTGTGTATCTAGCGGTGAACGCTTCTTTTGCGTCATCGAATACAACTGAAGCACCTTCAGCTTTAGTAGATGCACTACCAAAGCCAGTTAGCATTACTTCTTCTTCGAAAGCTCTGTCTGATGTTTCTGTTTGAAAGATCTCAGCAGTTTCGTTTTCGTACCTGTCATACTCTAGTCCAAATAGAGCATTCAAACCAGGCTCTAGTTCTTTAACTAGCTGTGCTCGTGATATAGCCATAATTTAATCTCCTCTATTATGTTTGACCAACAGTACCAGACTTGTACGAATGGTTATTGATAACTACCAATACATTCACGCCTGAAGCAGCTGTTATATCAGAATTTTCAGGATCCTGAGATATGTCTACTGCTTTTAGCACAAATGTAGAAGATGAATCTGCTGTAGCAACATCAAGACTCTCTCTTGATTGTCCAGATAAAGTATCTCCTGTGCCTGCATTAATTTTATAATTTGCAAACAAATGAGAAACTGTGAAAGTTGCGTCCGCGTTTATTTCGTACACAACGTCTGGTCCATCAATTACTTGAGCCATAATATCGTTAGCAGATATTGTTCCAGGGTAGTAGTTTTTAAATGTCGGCTTTTGAGTTGTAGGATCAGTGTAGAAAACCCCATTGAAAACACCAACAACAGGATTATCAGAAACACCTGCTAATTGGATAGTTCCATTTAGCGAAGTTTTTACTAAGTCACCTTGAAATATCGCAGTTCCATAATTTTTTAGGATACGATATCTGTTTTGTGCTCCATTGTAGGGAGTTCCATCTAACTGTCTAGCAGCTCTCAGACCGAAATTGCCTGTTTCATTTGCCATCGTTATTGTCCTCTACTTTAGTTTGTTAATTTACTGATAGTGATAACAAAAAAATTACTTTTTCGAACCACCACCAAAGGTTACCCTCGATTGCCTTTCAATATTGATTGGCATCTCAGGACGCTGCTCCTTCATAAGATCATTGTCAACCGCTTGTATTTGTTCGCGAGTTCTATTCTCGAAATATTCTTTTCTCGATTGCATGACCTCTTCCGGTATCCTTGCAAGCACATGGCCACCAACCCCGATGATCCCTTTATGTTTTCCTTCCTGAATCGTTGGATAGTCATGAGGACCGATTTCCTTCATTACGGTTTCGGCTCTCACAAACTCCCAACCTTCCCTTAAAGCTTTTGATACATTGGCAGAATCCATGAAACCCATAGTCTCTGCTCTAATCCATCTTTGTACCATGCCTTGCGGTGCAGGCGGAGCATCTAAACTTGATGGAGGAGTCCAATCTGTTTTTCTTTTTTTCTTTTCTCGCATTTCAGACTCGCGCGATGACGTTGTATTATTTTCTTTTTTGTTCATAATATCTCCTATTTAACGTATTTCGCGTATTCCTCTAGTGGCACCCCTAATTTTTTAGCTATCGCTACCTGTGATTTGGTGAGTCTCACAGTCTTGCGTCCACTTTGGTTACGCACTGCAGGTGCAACGGTCTGGACGGGTTGCCTTTGCGCCTGTGGTTGATCAAACTTGTTAGGAAAATAATTCCTAATTCGTTTGTTCAGTTCATTATAATACTCATCCGAGTCTCCTACAACCCCACTTTCAATTAAATTTTTGTGGATTGCTATAGCTGCGTCATGCATAACATCGTCCTCATTAAACCAAGAGTTTTCTTCTGCCCATCTTTGAGCTCTTAAACTTGGTTGTGGTTGGTCAGTTGTCGGTTGAGTCGCGGGAGCAGACTCTTGTGGAGCTTGCTTCGCTTCTTGTTCTCTCAAAAACTTAGTTTGCGATAAACGTTCTTTTTCTATCGCTAATTGGGTTAGTTTTTGATTTGCATCAACTATTGATTTTGCATCTTGTCCCTCAATTGCTTTTTGCAATAAGGTATTCGCTGCAACTTCGTCAGTTTGAAGTCTTTTTTCAAATTCACTTAAGTAATTAGCCTCCATTTTAGGATATTTACTTTGAAATTTGTTAATTTCACTTTTTAAACCTTGAGCATATTGTAAAGCAGCTTCGGCTCTTCTGTCTGCTTCTCGTCTATCTCTAGTTAATTTATTTATTCTTTTTTGAACTGAATCAGATGCTTTGTTTAAATCAAAACCGTCATTATCTTTATCCGTTTCAACATGAATAGGCGTTTTATCTCTATTTATCTCAGCACCTTCTGGTTCTAGTTCCTCTTTTTGTAGATTAACTTCTTTTGACTCAGTTTCGTTTTTAACTGGTTCTACATTTATGTCTTGTGACTTAATACCATCTGTATCTAAATCTACTTCAACATCTCCTTTATTTAGCTCTGTTCTTGCCATATCTTCTCCTAATATAAGTGCAGTATATCCTCTGGATTACTGATGGTTGCGATGATCTCATCATCGTTTAGTATTCGAACTTCCGCTCCCTCTATTTTAAAACGTGAGCCAGCATATCTGCCGAAAATTATCCAGTCCCCTTCCTTGCACCATGGACCAGTAGAAAATTTATCTGTATCTTTATAAGCTAACGGTCCAAGTTTTAATACATAAGCACAAACTGTAGTCATCTGTATTGTTTCTGCAGTTTGATCAGAAAGAATAACTCCACCTTTAGTTTTTTTAGGTCCACTATACGGTAAAACTAACACTCTATAACCAGTTGGTTGAGGTAATCTTTCCATTGAAGATTTTTCAATTGATGTAGGGTCTAAAAAAAGTTTTTTAACTTCTTCTTGTGATTTGTAGGCGTTCAATAAAGCAGGTTCGTGCTTATTAACTTCCTTAGGTTTCAGTTTCATTTGGCTCCTGTTTCTTTAGCAGGTCTTGTAAGTCCCTGTGCAGATCCTCTATGGATCTGAGCTGTCCTATTATATACTTATACTCCTCAAACGTGTCAACTCCTAATTTAAGTTTTTCAGTAAGAGCCTCTGACTTGGGTTCTAGTATTTTTTTCTGAATAAATTTAATTGTTGAGTAATCCACACCTACCTTTTTTTATATTTTTCTCTCCAATATTTGGCTCTTTCAAGTCTTCTTACTCTCATTTCTAGATTAGTATATTGATAAAATATTACCATTTTTAAAAACAAAAAAAATCTTTTTAACATTTCCATCTTCTTCTTGCTTGTCTTATTCTTGAGTTTGGATCATTTCTAGTTTTCGCACTAGCTCTTTTTAACTGACCTAATGACCTAGCGCAATAAGATTTTCTTCTTTTTGCAGCTTTTGATCCTGGTTTAACATCTCCTGTAACAGCAGTTTTTAGCTTTGATCCTGGATTAAGTCTCCTGTAAGCTTTTACTCCAGCTCTTGTCATTCCAGCACCAGCTTTTGTAGGTCTAAAATTTCTTTTATTTCTAGCAGGCATGCCACCTTTTTTCATCTCAGCTATTCTTTCTAATTTTTCTGCTTGCGATGCATGAGCTTTTGAAGCTTTTTTTAATTTACTAGCAACCTGTAAAATACCGCCTTTGTCTTTTTTTATTGGTTGCTTACCAATATTATGTTGTCTTCCTTTATAATCTACATAAGTATCAGTTTTTATAAACTTCTTTTTACT